ACCGGTCAAATTCGTCCGGTGTGAATAACTCTCCACACCGGTCGGATATGTCCGGTGGTGGAAATGATACACCGGTCAAATCTGTCACTCCAAACCGGTCAGATTCGTCCGGTATGAACGATCCCCCCCCTAGTACCCCCCCCTTAAGAGCAAGACTTTCTGAAGAAGACGGAGGCAGCACTACCACCGGAGGTAGTGGAGGTACCAGGAAGCCCGCCGGCCCTGTGGGGAATGGCTGCTCTCACTCGAACCCCAGACTGCGCTCGAAACGTCAGAACCCATTCAAGGACGACAGCATCTACCACCAGCCGTTCGAGGTCCTCCACGACACGTGGCGGAAGTTTCGGGCCGGTCCCCACGGGCTGACGAAGGCCTACCTGGGCCGGCTGCAGAAGCTGATCGAGATGCAGGAGTTGTGCGACCTGGTCGAGATCATGGAGGCCGTTTTCCGGGATCCCGGCGCGAAGGAGATCCGGACCATGGCCTACTTCGTCCCCGTGTGGGAGGATGGAGCCAACTACCCGATGAGGGCGTAAGCGATGGCGTACGTGAGAAAGCAGGTCAGGCGCAATGGGCGCACCAGGACGGTCCGGGTGCCCCTGCGATTTGTCCCGATCGATCGCGATCCGGAGACGGGCCTCCCGCACTTCCCGGTGCCGGAGCCCACACGCAGGAAACACAGCTACACGGAAGGAGCTACAGATGACGCAAGCTGAGGATTTTCGAGCGAATCGCAACGCGGTGGGCCAGGGGCATGGGCTTCCCCCTCTCGGTACAAGAGTCAGCGCGATCGATGCCCTGGAACGCCGGCTGACGGACATCTACTCCGGCGCGCTCGGGGGGCTATGGGTCAAGGCGGACAACTGGCCGGGTGCCGAGCAGCTTTCGCGGATCGTGCCCGCCGTGCGGGACACGTTCGAGCTGAATGACGAGGAAGAGGGCTACCACAAGTCGTATCTGTGTGCTCCCGGCAACTTGGACGCTTACGACACCCCGTCGAAGCTCGCGGAGTTCTTGCACGACGCCGGAATCCGGGCATAGGAGGATCGATCGTGTCGGAGGGGAAGCCAGAGCAAGGTCTTGTGAAGCTTGACGCTGCGCGTAGGATGCTGGCGGAAGCTCGCAGCGTCGAGGACCTGACGGACGTCGCGGACAAGGCCGACGCCGTGCGCCTGTATCTCAAGCGCCGGGGTGCCGGCCTGGACGTCCAGAACCGGGCTGCGGAGCTGAAGATCCGCGCGGAGCGGTCCGTAGGCACGATGCTGGAGGATGTGATCCAGCACCAGGGGGGACGTCCAACGGAAAACGGTAACCCTGGGTTACCGTTAAATGGCAGTCCCGACGAAAAACCTGTCAAGCTGGCAGACCTGGGGGTCACCAAGAAGCAAAGCTCGAAGTGGCAGAAGCTCGCGGACATCCACGATGACGAGTTCGACGAGCTCTGTACAAGATTCCGGGAGGAGGAGAAGGAGCTGACGACGGCCGGCATCTTGTCCGCGGTTCGGGAGCCGTCGGCGCCGAAGCCCCAGAAGCAAAGAACACTGACGGAGCGGGCCATCCAGCTGTTTCGCTGGAACGACGCGCCGCAGGTCCTCCGCGAGGTTTGTACTGAGCAGCCGGATCCACACCAGAAGGAACGTTTCGTCCTGTTCGTGCCGACGTCTCTCACGAAGCTCGTCGACATCCTGTGGGACCAGGAGGCCCCGCCCTGCGTGGGCGACCTGCTTTTTCAGGATCCCGTTGAGGTGGCCGGCCACGGCCGCGCCTACCTGGCCTACCGCTTGAGCGCCTTGGGGCTGACCTTCGGCGACGGCCCCGAGTTCGACGGGGAGGCTGCCGCGATCGAGGGCAAGGACGACTACGCCCACCAGCCCGCATAGCTGACTCTTGTACCGAGAGGGGGAAGCCCATGCCCCTGGCCCACCGCGTTGCGATTCGCTCGAAAATCCTCGGAGAAACCATCTGGCTCTTGCCGGACAATGTGCCGACACCCGAGGACCTGCCGCCGGACGTGGTCTGCTACCATGACCGCGAGCTGGAGGAGCTGGACGGTCTGTCGCCCGAGGACCTGCGCACCGTGCACATCGCGAAGAAAGCGACGGAGGGTGAGGTCGTGCCGAAGGCGGAACAACCCATCGTGCAGATCGATGATGCCGGCTGGGGGTCCCTGGTCGGCGGCGTGCTGATCGGCGGCTACCGCACGGACACCGACGAGTTCGACTGTGTCGAAGTCTCTGTACAAAACTTCCAGGGCTCGGCCTACAGCCAGCGGAAGTATGTGGAGGCCGGTGTGGAAGCCTTCGAGGATCTCGTGAGCAAGATGGACATCGGCCGGGACGACACGATCGAGATCTGTCAGGGCGCCCGGACGCCGAACCACTGTCTGTACGGGATACCCGAGATCCTGAAGGCGAAGGCCTTCCGCTGGCGCTACGCCAAGATCGAGGGGCCGCTGCAGGTCCTTGTCGAGACGACGCTGCTCGAGCGCGTGCGGGCGCTGGGCATCCAGACCGACTACGAGACCCTGACGACGAAGCAGGGATTGTACTTCCATCAGTGCGTGATGTGGCTGCACGGCGGCGACGCCTACAAAAACCGCAAGAGCGATCCGGAGCACGAAAGCCTGTGCAAGACGGGCTGGCCCACGTTCCGCATCTGGGCGGACTACTCCTACAAGACGGCCCAGCGTCTCGCGAAAGAGCACAAGGCCAAGCGCAGTCGCGAACGGCTGCAGGACTACGACCGGTGATCGTGGATGGCCACCTCAGACAAGCCCCGCGTCAACTTGGATGCCGTCCCCACCATCCGCACGCCCTGGATCCGCCGGCTGGGCGCTGATGTCATCATGGAAGCCGTCGTCTCGACCAGGCGCGGGGACCGGCAGTCTCATCTGTTCCTCCGTGGAGAAGGCCGCTGGCGCCGGTCTCTCGAGTTCTGGTGCCTGGCCTGCAACGTGGATCCGGACGTCATCATCGAGCAGGCGGATCGGGTGGTCAACGATACGCGCATCACGCGCCGCAACGTCACGTCAGGGGGATTCGTAAGGAGGTTGGAAGTGAGCGAAGCACAGGAGAGCCGTGAAGAGCCAGGTGGCCAGGCAGCTGAGGGAGAGGGCGGGCAGCTGACCAAACAGGACCGCGTGCTGCAGGTCCTCCAGAGACAAGCGTCGACGGAGTCCGAGGCACTGACGGGCCGGGAGCTGATGGCCGCCGCCGAGATTCAGACCGGGAACCTGACCACGATGCGCCAGAACCTGGTGGCCAAGGGTTGGGACATCGCAAAGACCGAAGGGCGGCCGGCTCGCTTCTGGCTGCGGGGCACACTGTCGCCGGACCAGATCCCGCAGCCGAGGAGGAAGCGGAAGAAAGGCAAGAAGTCCGGGTCGACGTCACCGGCGAAGACAACGGCGCTCGCCACGAAACCCAAGGCCGAGGTGGCCACGCCGCCGGCGCCCACCTTGACGCAGGACGGTCTTGCCCAGGTCATCGCCGACGAGCTGCTCAAAGGCAAGGTCAACGGCAAGCCGGGCGTGAAGGTGAAGCGCTTGAGCGTGGAGCTGGAGATCTCGTTCGATCGGGACGAGGACTGACAGTGATGGCCTGTGGCGACCGTCGGAGCGGCGGCGCGCCGGTCCTTCCGTCCAAAGTTGCCGGGGGCCGGCGACAGGCCACGAAAACCGCTACATGAAAGGAGTTACAGATGAACGATGCATCGGTACAAAAGGCGATCGCGCTGGACCTGGAGATCATCCACAGCATCGACCACAAGCGATATTCGTTCGGTCGGCCCTGGGAGTTGGGCGTCTCCGTGGCCTGCACCTACTCGCCGGAGGAGGGGTATCGGGATTGGTTCGGCGATATGGTCGGCGGCAGGATCGTCATGGCGGAGGACTCCCGGGAGATGGATGACCTGGTCAGGTACCTGAACGGCTTCAGTCGGGTTATCACATTCAACGGGGTCCGGTTCGACCTGCAGGTGCTGGATGGCTATTTCCCAGGGCATTATCCCAGCCAGCATACCTCCTCGCTGCTGAAGGGCAAGCACGTCGACCTGCTGCTGGACATCTACGAAATCACGGGCAAGCGCTGCGGGCTGGACGCCCTGGCCGAGGGAACCCTGTCCGAGAAGAAGGTCATGGAAGGCGCCCTGGCGCCGGAACTGTGGGCGAAGGGTCAGCGCCTCGAGGTCATCGAATACTGCCGCGACGATACGCGGAAGACCTACGACATCTGGGCGAAGGGGTGTGCCGACAAGCAGGTGGTCTACATCTACAACGGCCGGCGGACCTCTGTGCAGATTCCGAATGGATGGAAGGCACGATGAAGGTTTGGGAAGTGAAGGTCCGTGAGGAGCTAGCAATCGCGCGCGATCGCAACGCCCCGATCAACAGCTTGCATGAGGGCTATGCGGTGATTCTCGAAGAGTTCGACGAGTTGTGGGAACACGTGCGCAAGAACGCCAAGTACAGACACCGGCCGGCAGTCCTGGCTGAGCTGGTCCAGATAGCCGCAATGTGCCAGCGAGTGGCCGAGGATGTGGTCGACGGCGCCGTGGCCGAATGGGCGAATCCATGATCCCCATCTTCGTGGTCCTCTACAAGAACCCGGAGATCGAGGCCAAGTGTCTCGAGACTGTTGAGCGCCTCACGCATCCGCAGGAGTATCCCCCGCAGGTGGTGGACAACGGTATCCAGGATGAGAGCCTGGCCGTGGTCTGGAATCGGATGGTCTCCGAGTTCGATTTCGGAGACGATCCGGATCCGGCTTTCCTCCTGCTCAATACCGACTGCTTTCTCCAGGACGCCCGGACAATCCCTCAGATGGAGCGGGCCCTGCGGACATCGGAAAGGGTGGGCTTCGTGGGGCCGATGACGGACAACTGTGGATCCGTGCAGTCGGTACAACACCCGATGTGGCAGAAGCCCGATCGGGAGGGGCTCGGGACGGAGACATATCGCGACCTGGTGTTCATGGACCAGTACGTCTCCGGCTTCTGTCTCATGGTGCGCAAGGCTGCTTGGGCTGACGCCGGCGGCTTCCCTGTGGACGCACCGTTCTACGGTCAGGAGTCGGCCCTGATCTGGAAGGCCCTGCAGCGGGGGTGGCGGACGGCCATCTGCCTCGACTGTTTCGTCGAGCATCTCGGGGGCGCGACCTGTCGCCAGTTCAAGGACCAGGATGAAGAGCGCCACAAGGGAGGTGAGTGGTTTGCAGACTTCAGGAGGCTGGAATACGAGGCCGCCGGACATCGGGATGAGCGTCACGCCTGAGCTCTTCATCGGGAGGATGGTGTGTTCCCTGTGTGGTGCTGAAGGTGAGGGCAAGCCCGACGTCGAATGCGGGTGGCGCTGCCTCGAGATCGACGGGATCCGCTTCCACGTCTGTCCTGAGCACCTGCCGCGCGGCCGGGGCACGGTGAAGGCCTGGAGGCGGGCCTACACGAGAATCCAGAAGGTGCTGATCCGCAAAGTCCAGATGGGGAGGGCAGGATGACCGTCACCGTGATCATACCCACGTACAACCGGGCCGAGTTTCTCCCGGCATCGCTGATCTCGATCGCGAAGCAAACCCGGCCCGCCGACCAGGTCATCGTGGTGGATGACGGATCCACGGGCAATACGCAGCCGCTTGTCCAGGACGTCTTCCGGGAGTGGTTCCCGCAGAAGCGATGGCCCTTCGTCCGCTACATTCGGCGGCAGAAGAACGAGGGGAAGTCGGTGGCCGCGAACGAAGGCATTGCCGAGGCCCAAGCCGATCTGCTCTGGATCTTCGACGATGACGACCTGGCCGATCCCGGCCGGCTGGAGCGTCTTGTGTCGGAATTCGAGCAAGATGAAACCCTCGGCCTCGTGCATACGGACGCCGAGTGGTTCAGGGGGGAGAACGAGGAGAAGAAACTGTCGGCGTGGAAGGCCGAATCCTTCCCACAGGACCACATCCTACGGCGCCTCTTGGTGGGTTCTTGTTTCTTCGGGATCTCGGTGATGTTCCGGCACAGCCTGATGGTCGACCTGGCCATGCTGGAGACCGACGTGAGGCAACCCACCTGGCCGTTCGATGAGAAACTGGAGCGGGCACAGGACTACGATCTGTGGATCCGCCTGGCCTACGCAGCCCGGCAGTCCCAGTACAAGATCCGGGCGATCAACCAGGTCACGGTGCGGGCGCGCAACCATCCGGGACGCCGCGGCATCGGCCATCGCCTCTTCCCCCAGGACCTGGACCGGGTGACCCTCGAGTGCGAGCGGAAGATCATTGTCAAGGTTTTGTCTAGCATTCCCACCGAAACCATCTGGCCAGGGTATCCCGAAGAGCCGATGAAGCAGATCGCCCACCTCGAGCGGGCCCACGCCTTGTACCTGAGGGAGCTGAACGCGGAAGCGCTCGGGGAGCTGCGCTACGTGGATGATCCGGAGCGGCTGGACGTGCTGTCGGCAGTCAACCTGGTCCGGTTCTATCACCTGGCGACCAAGCGGGGGTGGCCCGACGGCATCCACAGGCTCGAGGAGATCGCGAAGTATGTGCGGCGCGACGTGTTGGGGCAGGCGTGGGACATCCTGGAGGGCAAGTTCCGAAAGGGCTCGAAGGCCGATGCTGCCGTGAGCTTCATGTGAGGGGGAGGCAAGATGCGGGCGACGGTGAAGTGGTTCAACGATGAGCGGGGCTACGGCTTCCTGACCGATGGGGACGGCAACGAGTACTTCGTTCACTACCGTGCGATCGCGGTCGACGGGCGCACCGAGCGGCGCGATGGCCGGCCGTTTCGGACGCTGCTGACGGACGAGCAGGTGGAGATCGTCGACTTTGTCCGGACGCATCAGGGCCTGAAGGCCACAGACGTGAAGCGACTGTGAAGCGCTGGACGCTCAAAGAGGTTGGCCGGCTGCGTGTCGATCACGGAGACAAGGCGCTCTTCCTCTTCCGGTTCGACCCCGAGGGCGAGTGGTCCTGCTACTGGTCCTGGTCCAGCAAGCGGTATGAGGCGATCGGCGACCGGTTCTTCGAGCGACTGAAGGAGCGGCTAGACGGCATCGTGGATGAGGTGATCGAGGAGCTGAGGAGCGAGGAGAAGCTATGATCCAACCCATCACCATCGAGGACCTCCGGGAGGATCTGCTCTCTGGCGACCGGGAGCTGGTTGAGGAAGCTGCCGGCAGCCTGACTCGCCGGAATACGCTGGCCATCAACGAGCTGATCCGTCGGCACAACGAGCTCCACGGTCAGGCCTTCAGTCTGTTCGATCCGAACGAAGGACCGCTATGATCATCGCGACGGGCACAGGCCGCTGCGGCACGAAGACGATGGCCGAGCTGTTCGACATGCACCACGAGTGGAAGATCCGGGACCTGATCCATCCGTGGTACTGGCAGCCCGGCAACCAGGGGGATCCGTGGCCGGATCGGCTGGCCACGATGATGCAGCACCTGTCGGGACAGGACCTGAAGATCTGGCGCGAGTCGAACAACGTCTACATCCACTTCATTCCCCAGCTCTCCGAGATGGCCGACCTGTCCGGCGCGAGCTTCCGCCTCGTCTGGCTGATCAGGGATCCACGCGAGTTCTGCCGCTCCGCGATCGCGCGGAAGTGGCACACCCGGGGCATCTGGTCGATGTGCCCGGATCGGGGACGTCCGTCGGCAGCGAAGTGGGAAGGTTGGTCGGACATGCAGCGGACAGCCTGGATCTGGAGCTGGCGCAACAACCTGGTGCGGAAGGCTGTGCGGAGCATTCCTGACGAGAGCTGGATGATGGTGCGCACACAGGACATCTATCCCCGCGCGGAGGAGATCGCCAGGCTCTACGGGATTGATCCGGATCCCGAGGTCCACGCCGCCGCCGACATCCACAACGCCAATCCTCCCGGCCGGCAGGCCCTATTCCCGCATCCCGGGGAGTGGACGGACGCGATGAACCGCCAGCTGCTGTCGGTGGTGAAGGGGCTGCCGCGAAGCCTGGGATTCGATGACGAGGTGTATCGATGACGTCTCTTGACTGGACCGGGGAGCGGATGGTCCCGGGGGCATCGCCCCGAGGCGTTGAGAGGCTGCACTTTGCCCGCTACTACTTGGCTGACCAGGCACTCAACGGCACCTACACCGTCCTGGATGCTCCCTGCGGCACAGGCTACGGATCCGCTGTGCTGGCGCAGAAACACCGGTCGGTGATCGGCATCGACAACAATGCCGATGCGATCGCCTACGCTCGATCCCGATACCCGGAGCCGCGTTTCCTCACGCAGGATCTCCTGGATATCTACTTGAACGAACGGCTGCTGCCGCTTGATGCTGTGGTCTGCCTTGAGGGGATCGAGCACCTCGACGAGGGAGCCGGGGTCCGCGTGGTACAGACCTTCCACGACCTGGTGCGCCCGGGCGGGATGCTGCTGATCTCCTCCCCGAATCCCCTTTCCTCGAAGTCGGGCAAGAAGTTCCATCGGAAGGAATACCGGCCGACGGAGCTCTACAACCTGCTGGTCGGGGCCGGCTGGACGGTATCGCAGGCCTGGAACCAGAGCCGCAACCCGAACCTGAACATCCTGCCCCTGCAGGACGTTCGGTTTCTCTCCTACCTGGACACGGACCCGATGGTGGGATTCGTGATTCTGCTGGCCGTCAAGCCAACCCAGTGAAGCACTCCCCACACAGCATCGCCGGCCGCGCTCTGATCCGGCGCCTCCAGCGTGAAGAGCACATCGTGATTCTGCGCAACGGACCGGGGGCTTGGATGTCGGTGACCTGCAACCCTGCAGGCAAGGCGATGTCCGCCCACCGGTCCGCACAGTGGCAGGTAGCGGGGTTGGATTCGACACTCAAGGCAATGTACGAAGGGGAGGAGCCCGAGCGCTACGCCGAGCTGCGATCCCTACTGGACCACATCGTTGACACGATGGACTGCGAGGATTTCGATGAGTGAACAGAAGACCTACCTGGGTGACAGCGTCTACGCGGACGTGGATGGCCGGGCCGTCATGCTGACGACGGAGAACGGACGTCCCGGCGATCCGTCGAACACGATCTATCTGGAGCCAGAGGTCCTCGTGGCGCTGGTCTCCTTCGCGGCACGGTTGCCTGTCTATCAGGAGGCGATGAAGGCATTCATAGGCGAGGTCCAGGGAGGACAGGAATGAAAGTCTCCGCCATCGGCAATTTCCATCTGCACTGGTATGCCCATCATTGGATCGGCCTGCAGCAGGCGCTCCGAGATCTGCCCGACGTCCAGCTCCAGGTCCTGGACTGGCGCAAATCCACGGAGCCGCGAATCCTGGCCCAGCTCACCGATTTCCGTCCCGACGTCGTGCTGATCTGCGTCATGGACGCGCTGACGGATTCTGTGCTGGATCGGGCGAAGGAGTGGGGCGCCTTCACGGCCTTGTGGTTCTGCGACCTCCGGAAGCCCGAGCCGCGGGAGCTGACGGGGCGCCTGGATCTGCTGGCTATGACGGGCCAGGGCTGGCTGGCCGACTACGCTCGAGCCTGGGGACTACGTGCTGAGCAGACGATGTGGCTGCCGCAGGGGTGCCTGGCCCTGGAGGAGCTGCCCCCGGCGGATCCGGACTGGGCCTGCGACATCCTGCACATCGGATCGGAAGGCCATCCCGAGTTCCACCGGGAGCGGAGGGCTGTGTTCAGTGAGCTCAGGAGTCGGTTCGGCACAAGATTCCGGTGCCTGAATCCGGGCGGCCTCGAGGAGCAAGCTGACATCACAGCCGAGATGCCGAATCTCTACCGCAATGCCGCCGTGTCGGTGGGGGTGTCGTATCCGGACTGCGCCGGCTACCACAGCAACCGGCTGTTTCTGGCTACAGGCAACGGGGCTTTCTACGTCTGCAACTACTTCGCGGGGCTGTCCGGTCTGTTCGATCCTGAGCGAGAGGTGATCGCCTGGGATGACGAGTGGGAGGATCCGGAAGCGGCTGAGTCCTTTGCGGATGTGGTACATGCCCGCCTGACCACGATGTACGAGGAGGAGCGCGAGAAGGTCCGCCAGGCGGCCTTCCGGCGGGCACAGGCGCATCACACCTACGAGAAGCGTGTGGCGCTGCTGTGGCAGTGCATTCAGGAGAGGAGCTGACCTGTGGCGAAGTGGGCGATTGAGTTCGATACCCTCGATCGGGGGAATGGGCAGGTGAAGATCACTCGTGACGGCGTAGATATGACCCGGGACACTCAGAATCTCGTGCTTGTCCTTCAGGCCAGGAGACGGCCGCGTGTGCTGATCGGGAACGGGGTCGATGTTGGGATCGTACAACTCGATGTGTCGGTGCCAGCCACCATGTCGCTTCGTGAGGAATCAGATGACCAGCAACCCCAACACCCCTGACTTCTGGGATCAGCAGTACACGACCCACCCGAATACGCCGCACGGCAAGTACGTCCAGCTGAAGAACCACCACGAGCTCTGGCACAAGGTCCGGGACCTGGTGGTCGAGAGGATGGACGATCCCGCAGGATTTGGCGTGTTCGACATCGGCTGCGGTCCTGGTGTGTTGGCCTACCTGCTCTTCATGCACGAGGACGGCAAACTCCGGGGGGAAGTCGAATACACCGGCCTGGACTTCTCCGAGCGCGCGAGGAGGGGATTCGAGGGATGGTTCGGCATCCAGGCGGACATGAAGCTGACCGACCGTAGCGGCTGGCGCTGTGTCTGCAAGGAGATCACGCCCGAGCGGGTAACGGGCTACGCCGCGCTGTGCCGGCAGCCACTGACCCTCGTCTGCTGCGAGACACTGGAACACCTGACAGATGACATAGCAATCTGTAACGCGATGGGTCAGGCCGCGGGTCCCGGTTCCCGAGTCATCGTCACGGTGCCCACTCGACCGAGCGTACGCTACCACCTGCGACACTACAGCGCGGATGCCTACCACCGCCGGATCCACGCGCAGCTGGGAGCGTACCGGTCTCAGGCCCGGTCCCGTGTTGGCTCCTGGATCGTCGGCGCCTATGACTACTGAGGCCTTCTGCCTATGGACATCATCGTCGTGACCTTCAACCGCGCGGAGTATCTGAAGCGCTGCGTGAACTCGCTCCTGGCCACCAAAGACGACCGCGATCGCGTCATCGTGGTGGACAATGCCTCCTTCGACGGGACGTCGACGTTGCTCGAGGGCTACGGTCAGAGCTTCGACAGGACCGACTTCACGCACCTCTCGCTGGAGAAGAACGTCGGCTGCGGGACGGGAAGGAACACGGGCTTCTGGTTCGGCAACGCGGGCAACAGGAACGAGTTCGTGATGCTCTCCGACGATGACTTTCTCTTCCATCCAGGATGGCGGGACGCGTGTCTCAAGGCTTTCGACGCCAATCCCAACCTGGGCCTGGTCAGCGCCCACGACGATCAGCGCAACGACAAGGTGAAGGCGATCGCGGAGTATACTGGATTTCGGCTGCTCTACCGCGCGAACCTGGCCCACGGATGCTGCATGGTGCGCAGGAAGGCCTTTCGTCAGGTCTGCGGGTATCCGGTCACGAACAAGGTGATGGGTTTCTTCGGCACCGAGTTCTGCCGGAAGATCCGGGAGGCCGGCTGGCACCTGTGCATCGTGAAGCCGGTTGGTAAGGGTGGCCCGATCGTCGAGCACATGGACCATCCGCACAACAAGCTGTGCCTCCGCCACTACTACGAGCGGACGGGCTACGAAGACTTCCGGAGAGCCGCAAAGCGGGGGGCCTACACCGTGGGTGAGGACCTGCGACCGTACTTAAGTCTTGACCGGTACGCCAAAGCGAGCTACATTGTGGGGGAGAGCGGAGTGAATCTGCGTGAGTATCGGCATCGGAAGACGCTGACGCGGGAGGAACACGAGAAGCTCAGGAGGTATCAGAATCAGCTGAGACGTAGAACCAACCGGTTGCTCAAGCGCTTGGACCGAGAGCTGACGAAACCGGTTGTAGATTCCGACAACTGAATATCTGACGGCCGGCCCTTCGGGGCACGTCGTGAGGACCCTAATAAGGCCTCATCTGGACTTAAGTCCAGGTGGGGCCTTTTTGCTTGGTGGCCAGATACAATGCCTGACGATACACGGCCCACGGGTGACACAAACGTGACACCAACGCGCACGCGCGCGAGGCGGAAGAGGACACGGAAGCCGTGGCCAGAGCGATTCCTCGAGCAGCTGAAGAAGACGGGCAACGTGAAGGCCGCCAGCAAGGCCGCGAAGGTGAGCCGCACGACGGCCTACCGGCATCGCGACGCAGTACAAACCTTCCGGAAGGCCTGGGACGAGGCGCTGGAAGAAGCCTGCGATGGGATGGAGCTGGAGGCGCATCGCCGTGCGGTCAAGGGTGTGCGGAAGCCGGTCTACCAGCAGACGAAGCTGGCCGGCTACGTCCGGGAGCACTCGGACGGGCTGCTGATGTTCCTGCTGAAGGCCCACCGGCCCGAGAAGTTCGCCCAGCAGGTGCGCCACGCAGCGCCGGGCGGTGGACCGATACGACACGAGGTGGACCTGGAACAGCGTCGGCAGGCAGCCCGGGACCTGGAGGCCTACGAGCGTGAGCAAGCAGGCGGCGACAGTGGTGATGAATGAGCCAGGTGCTTACCGAAGACGCTCGGTACCTGCGGATGTACCGAGAGAAGCCCTCGCTATGGATCAAGCACCACATCGACATCGAGCTGGCCAGGTATCGCTCGAGAGAGCAGTTGGAGACCTGGCTCGAGCGCTTCCCCGACGATACGCACCTCTGGGCCCGCAAGCAGCTGGCAGCCGGCAAGCTGGTGCTGGACAGCTCGCGCAGCTACCAGGCCGAAGCGTTGGACGAGATGGCCACCCCGGGCTTCTACGCGTTCCAGTGGGCCAACGGCACGACGAAGACGGCGACGGCGGCGCTGTTCGTCCTGTGGTTCCTGGACAACTACCCGGGCGGGAAGATCGTCACGACGGCGGGGACCTGGTCGCAGCTGAAGGAACAGCTGTGGCGCGAGATCCCCACCTGGTCTTCGAGAGCGACGGCGCCGATCGTGGCCACGCCCGACGTTATCGACAAGACCCAGATCAACATCTCGTCGGACTGGGCGGCCTTCGGCCGGGCCGCGGATCGGGCGGCGACGTTCGAGGGGGTGCACGCACCCTACGTGGCCGTGGTGATGGACGAGGCCAAGGCCATTCCCCACGAGATCTTCGGCGCCGTGCGCCGGATTCTGCGGGGCAACCCCGGAGGGATGTTCTGGTGGATTGCGCTGTCCTCGCCGGGATCCCCGACGGGTGCCTTCTACGACATCTGCGCCGGCGACCAGTCGCACCGGTGGAAGGTGTTCCGCCTGTCGGCCTACGAGTCCGAGCGGGTGGCCCTGGACCAGCTCGAGCTGGATCGCCAAGACCTGGGGGAAACGTCACCGCTGTTCGTGTCGATGAATGTTGGCGAGTTCCCGGAAGAAGGGGACGACGTCGTCATTCCGCTGTCGTGGGTGCTGGCCGCGGTCGACCGGACGGTTTCCGAGGAAGGCCTCAAGACGCTGGGTGTGGACATCGCAAGGTTCGGCGTCGACGAGTCGGCGCTGGTGTCCCTGTTCGGGCGTCGCGCCGAGGTCTCCGCTGCCTACCAGGGGAGAGACACCGTGTGGACTGAAGGCAAGATCCACGAGCTGTGGGTCGAGCACCAGTATGCCCGCATCTGCATCGACGATACGGGCCTGGTGGGCGTCGCCGACCATGTGGCGGCGCTGGGCCTGCCCGCGGACGGGGTCAACTTCGCTGAGCGGGAATCGGTGCAAAACCCGGAGCGGTATGGCAACATCAAGGCGGAGATGTACTTCCAAGCCCGATCCGAGTTCGAGGCCGGCCACCGGGATCCGGCCAACCCCGACGTGGGCTTCTCGATCCCCAACGACAAGCGGCTGATCCACCAGCTGGCGATGCAGCGCTACAAGTTCACGCTACGGCAGCAGTATCTCATCGAGTCCCACAAGGAGCTCAAGGCCAGGGGCGAGAAGTCACCGGACAGGGCGGATGGGCTGGTCCTGGCGGCCCTGGCTCAGGGACGTGGGATCCGCTCGGGGTTGACCCTCTTGCCGGACGTGACGCCATCATGAGCGCCTCACACTACGTTCAGCTCTATCGCGCCTCGGCGCCCTCGGTACAAGAATCGATGTGGGAGCGCTTTGTGTCGACGCTGCGCCACCGCACCCTCGGTCGGCTGGTCAAGGCGGAGGTCCGCGAGCTGACAGAAGCAACGATCGCGGACATCTATTACTCCCGACAGAACCTGGATCTGGACGTCACCGAGCGGTCGATGTCCGTGAAGCGCACGCGCTGGAAGACCATCGAGGATTTGCGGAAAAAGTACAAGGGCGAGGCCCAGTGGGGCAACCAGCTGGCCGGCGTGATCACGGACTTCAACGCCTCGATGCAGTGGGGCCAGGGCCTGCGGACCGTGGCCACGGACGAAACGCTGCGCCAGCGCGGGGAGAAGCCCCTCGAGCAGGAGGTCTGGGAAGATTTTCTCGATTACAACGATCTCGATGAGGAGGGCGGTCTCGATCTGGGCGTCTCCGGAGAGCTGGACGGCCAGGTCCTGCTGTTCTGGGACGTTGACCAGAAGGATCGCCACGTGCGCGTGTGGACCGTTCCTCTCTTGGAAACGAAATACCGTGTTGAATTCGGTACAAAGCCGTGGGAGCCGACCCGGGCGGTGCTGTATCCGGGCACGGAGAAGGAGGAGGCCCGCGACGCCGGCGAGTTCGTGTTCATCCGTCTGCGGGGCGTCTCGAATGGATCCTACGGCGTGCCCACGTGCGCGCGCTGCATCGACGAAATCGAGGACCTCCACAAGGCGAAAAAGGACCTGCGGGCCATCAACCACCTGCATGCAGCACCCACGCCCAAATTCACTGCCAAGAACGAGCAGGCCAAAACCCGCATCGAGAACGATATCGCCGGAAAGAACTGGAAGCTCGGCAAGGCGATTGTGCTGGTCGACGGCGATGACCTCGATTACGTGACGATCCCTGCGGAGACGCCGAAGCCCCTGGTCGACGAGATCACGCTGAACGTGAAGTTCGTCTCCGGCACGACGTCGGTGCCCGTGCACTTCCTGGGCTTCCCGGACCTGATGTCGAACCGCGCCGTGGCGGCCGAGGACTTTTCGCCCAGCGTGATCCACGCGACGAAGGCGGACAAGCGATTCGTGGGGGGCTTCGAGGAGCTGCGGGCGAAGGTCCTGCCCCTCTACGGGCAGCTGCACGGCCGCACCTACGATCCGGACGCCATCGACTGCGCCTTCCCCTCTCCCCAGAAGGGGGTTGTCCAGGAGCTGGTCGAGACGTGGCTGCCCGTGGTCCTCAACAAGAAGATCTCGCACAAGACGTTCCTGATCCGCATCGGCGTCGAGGATCCGGATGAGGAGATCAAGCGCATCGTCGAGGAGCTGCAGGCCGAAGGGCCCAACCCCGACGAGGTCGACGAGCAGGAGGAGCGCGTGCAGAAGGTGATCGACCTGGCTCAAGCCAACGCGAGGGAGGCCGCTTAGATGGCTTCGTTCGGCGACATCGCCCGCAGGATGGCCCAGTACGAGAAGTCCCTGCAGGGCCGCGTGGAGGGCCGCGAGGTGGAGCTCCTGCGCATCTTCCTGTCTGCCGAGAAGACCTTGTTCGACTCGCGTGCCGAGATCCTGGGGCAGCTGGCCGTCGAGGGGGAGAAGCTGGTGAAGGGCAATGCGAACCTGGGGCGTGTTGAATCCCTCATCACGCAGGTCGACGGCATCCTGAGAGAAAAGCTGGTCGACCCGGGTCGCGACTGGGCGGACGCCGCGATCGCTGAAGGCTGGAAGGACGGCCGCCAGATGGCCAGCATCAACCTGTCGCTGATCGATGAGCGGATTGCGCGGGAAGCCTTTCGCCAGGTGTCGGTCGCCGAGGCCGGCGTGCTGCAGGTGGGCATCGAGGACTCGTACAAGATCGTGGGCACCGTCGGCGATGACGTCGGCCAGTTCTTCAGGGGGGAGCTCACCGAATCCATCACGCTGGGTCGCCCCGTGCAGGGCCCAGGAAGCCTCACCGAGCGCCTGTTCGAATCCGGCCGCCTGAAGCCCATCAAGGTGCGCACGAAGGACGGGAAGATCATCACCCGGACCGTGCGGCAGCGGGCCGTGGCCATTGCCCGCGTCGAGACGGCCAAGGTGATGAACCGCGTGCACCAGGTCGAGACCGAAGAGGTCTTTGAAGAGTTCGGCGAGACTCAAGTTCTCTATGTCAACGTCAATCCGATGGACCACGTCACGACGCCGGAGTGCGAGGACGCCACCAAGGCGGGACCGATGTCGCTGGCTCAGTGGGACGCGTCGCGCTTCGGCCGGCCGCCGCGGCTGGATCCGTTCCACCTGTGCCGCTCCTATCTCATGGCCGGCACACGCCGGCAGCTGCAGCAGGCCGGCTACCGGAGGGCAGCCTGATGCCTCCTACCACGCGCATTACCCGATCTGTTGTGCTGCAGGCGACCATCGAGGAGCTGTCGGCCTCGCGCGTGCAGGAGCGCATCGGCGAGGACCGGTACAGCGCCATCAAGGCCGAGGACGAGCATCCCCAGTTCGTGCTCATCAAGGTGGCCGAAGAGGGAATGTCCACGGGCAGCGCCGTGGCTGCCGGCAGCAAGACCGACAACCTCATCAAGCGTTGGGCCGGCAAGGTGGTCGAGGACCTGGGGCGGAAGCTCAACTTCGGATCCCCGGGCCTGTTCGTGGGCAACCACACCGACCGCGAGGATCCGAACCGGTCTCGCCACGGCGAGGTGCTGTCCGGTTTCTCGGAAGGGGACCGGGTGGAGGCCTACGGCATCGGCTACGTGCGGGAGGCCTCGACGCGCAAGCAAATCGATTCGGGTGAGCTGGACGTCGCCTCGGTGGAGGCAAACGCCGTGCTCGCCTGGAATCCTGTGGACAGCGTCTACGACGTCAGCGCGATACAGGATGTCAACGGCGTCGTGCTGTCCAACTCGAAGGTGGAGAAGCCGGGCTTCGACAGCGCCGGCATCGTCGCTACGATCAACGAGCTACAGGAATCCGTTACGAAGGGGGAGGCTACAATGAACGGCGCCGGAAAGAAACCGAGTGACGACTTCACGCGCAGCCAGCTGCTGGAAGACCCGACGGTGAAGGCCTTGATCGACGAGCAGACGGAGACGTTGCGGTCGCAGGTGACCAACCTGAAGACGGACGTCCAGAAGTCGGCGGAGAAGATCGAGGAGCTCGAAGGTCAGGTGAAGACCAAGGACGAGCAGCTGAAGAACGTGGGGCCGGCCCTCAACGCGGGCAAGATCGCGACGCTGATCGACAAGAAGGTGGACGCGCTGAAGGCCACGAAGGAAGAGAAGGCCACGATGGTGGAGAGCCTCAAGGCACGCGTGACGTCCGAGGATCCGGACGCCAAGGACGAGGACCTCGACAAGCTGGTGGAGGATGCCGTCCAGGGGGAATACGGTACGGTGGAGCGCTACCGGAAGCTCTACGGCAAGTCCGCAGACGCCGGCAAGTCCGGCGGCACGGAGAAGGAAGGGACCGACGATACAGACGGCGATGGAGAGGGTGAGGGGGACGATGAGGATCCCTTCCTGCAGGCCAACCCGGTCAAGTCCGAGAAGGATCCGGACGCAGACAAAGACAAGGACGAGTAGGAGGTTATGACGCATGGCTACGACCACGACGTCGACGGAGAGCAAGATCCGGTGCACCCACGACCGGATCAAGTCGATGAAGCTGACGTTCGCTTCCGACCAGACGGGAGGCACGTGGGACTACCTCAACAACACGGTCGGGCTGGTTCCTGCCGACGTGGACGTCTCCGAGCAGGCTGACGGGGCGTTCTACTACGAGATCGAGGACGTGATCGTTCCCAAGACGACGGGGCAGACCTGGTCGCCGGGTGACCAGCTCTACTACGACGTCACGAACGACAAGTTCGCGAACGCGCAGAACACGTCCGCGGGCCACAAGAAGGCTGGAGACGTCCTGGCGTCGGCCGGCACGGCGGCAACCGAGGGCGAGGCCCACCTGATCGGCGACCAGCACCGGCGATAGTCTTGTACTGAGCTGAGCCGCTGTGGTCGGATCAACCGATTGAGGTCTGGCAGCACTGACGAAACGACACTGATGGCGGAGGTGGGAACATGCCTATTCTGAAGTCCTATGCGGGATTCAACCCGAAGGATAAGAAGCACCAGGCCCGCTTCATGGCGAAGCTGGGCGAGTTCATCACGGCGCCGCTGGAGACCGAGCGGGCCGTGATTCAGCGGCGGGGCCAGATCTTGGCCAAGATCGGCGAGTTCACGGCCCACACCAACACGTCGGCGTGGAACAACGTGCAGAACGTGATCGACGTCTACGCCGACGACATCGGCGACATGGACATGGGCTGGGTCCTGGCCTTTGCGGAGGTCGACCTGACGGGCACACCCCGGTCCTCGTTCGACATCATCGGCTTCTCCTCGGGGATGACGTTCGAGCGCGTGCCGGACGGCCACCGGGCCCGCATCTACGGGGTGTCCGGATCGCGCATCAACATCCCGATCGACACCTACGGCGCCGGCATCGGGTTCCTCCAGAACTGGTTCGACGACCAGGAGTGGTGGAACATCGAGGACGCGGCGACCAAGTTCCGCTTCGAGGAGTCGGAGCAGAAGGCCACGCTGCACTATGGCCTGATCACGGCGATAACCGATGACGTCGCCTACGACACGACGGGTGCGAACACGGCCGAGAAGGACATCAACACCATCAACGACGGTGTGGCCGAGATCGTGGTCGAGAACGAGGACACCGGTCTCGGGGTCAACGCCCAGAGCCAGTTCCTGCTCTACACCCACGTCAACAATTACGCCCGCCTGTTGAAGGCCATGCGCACCGTGGTGCCGGATACCAGCAGCCCGATGCTGGCCTACAACGTGCGGCTGGTGCCCACGACCGGTGCCGAGGCCGCTTACCTGGGCCACCTGGTGGCACCGGGCCGGAAGAGCAAGTTCGGGAACCGCCTGAACATGGAGATCCTGGCCGACTTCGACATCACGATGCGCGGGCAGGACTTCGTCGGCTGGTACCGCTACGGGTCGTATGTGAACGCAGCCCAGGTGCGGCGCCTGCTGAAGGCGTAAGCGAGGGGCTTGTCGCGACATGCCCACGTACTACTGCTCTGACGCTCAGGTGACGGCCTGGCTGCCGTCGGACCTCACCAACACGGTGATTGCGACGGCATCTGCCAGGAACACGCAGCTGCGCACGCCGGCGAAGGCGTGGATCGATTCGGTCTATCCGGACGATGCGCCCTTCGCCGACGTGTCGGCCACTCCCGACACCCCGGACATCATCCAGCAGGCGGCCACCTATTACGCCGCAGGCCTGGCGTTCGCGATCCTCGCGAAGAACCCGTCAGACGGCCAGGCCGAGGTGATGCACAAGATGGCCGCAGACCTGCTGCAGATCGACGAGGAGACGGGCCTGGCCCGGACGCGCATCGCGGAGATACACAGCGCCACGCGGCTGGGTCTGGTCGATGTCACGCGATCGCGCGACGATGAGGACCGCGATGAGGACGCCAACCAGGCGGAGCTCTTCCCGTAGGTATCGACATGGGCGACGAGACGCTGTCTGTGAAGGTGGATGTCAGCGACGCTGTCGAGGGCGTGCGTGGGGTTCGCAAGCGCATCGCGAATCCCACCGTGCCCTTCAAGCGCATCCACCGGGAGATGGTGGTTCGCGTCACCTCCCTGTTCGATCGGCTCAGGAAGGGGGGCCGCTTTCGAGGCATCACCTGGAAGTACTTCGCACCCCAGGGCCGGCGGAAGGACGGCACCGTGGTGCCGGCGTGGGGTGGCGTGCCCCGTGTGGCCAAGGGACGCCACCACATCGGAAGCAACATCGCGTCGCGAGCCGCGATCTACAGGGCTCACACACGTATCACCGGCACGGTCAAGGGCCGGAAGCGTCCTTCTGGCAGACGGATCAAGAAGGGCGACGCCATCATGCAGGACACGGGCAACCTCAAGCGCCACGCGATGACGTCGCGAAGGCTCACGCGGCGCCGACTCTACATGGGCCCCAATGTGGACTATGCCGAAGAGCTGTCGGAACACCATCCCTTCGCGCTGTTCCACGTGCCTTCCGATGCGGACATGATCGAAGGCAAGTTCCGGGCCTACTTCGCCGGATCCAGACGAGGACGGCGTCGTGGCTGACCGCGTCTACATGCTGCTCGAAGACAAGGTTCTCGAGACGCTGGAGGGGGATGCCACGCTGCTGTCGGAGGTCACGACGTTCGACACCGACGGCACGAAGGACCCGGCAGACTTCAACGAGCACGAGCTGCCGGCCATCCAGGTGGAAGCCCTCGGCAGCGCGACGGGCCAGGAGGATGAGGAGCCCGTCGCGATCTCGGGGCGCGTGGAGATCCACTACCAGGTCGCCGTCTACGTTATGGCGCAGTCCGGCCACGAGACGCGACGCATGCAGTCGATCAAGAACATCGTGGCACGGGTCGAGACGGTGATGCGCACGCAGTACGGCTCGAATCAGATGTCCGGCCTGGATGCTGCGGTACAAGATGCGGATCCGGGCAGCGTGGTCACCGAAGTGGAGAGCAGTCAGATCGTCGAAGCCGAAGTCGCGGAGCACAAGTATATGGGTCTGTCGCAGACCCTCTTGGACGTTTCCCTAGACATCAACCTGGAGGATTGATATGGCCAGCTCACGCGGTCGCAACCGGAAGTTCATGGTCAGCGCCGCAAACAAGGAGGCGTCGCTGGGCAGCTATGAGGCCGTCGACAGCCTGCTGCGGGTCTCCGGCGAGCCCGGAGGCGTGGAGTATGAGGTTGAAGACGACCGCGACCTGGTCGGCGGCGAGGAGGAGTCCACGACCCAGGAGGTGTCCGTCCGGCGCTATGAGGCCGCCATCGCCCAGTCGAAGGTCAAGCCCCATACGCTGGCGTTCATCCTCGCGGCGGGTCTGGGCAGCCACTCGCACAGCACGCCGGCCGGCGCCACCACGGCGCGGCTCCATACCATCTCACCGGACACCAGCGCCTATGAGCACGAGACCTTCACCGTCGAGGAGCTCCTGATATCGGGCCTGCAGCGTAAATACGGCGGATGCTTCGTCGACTCGTTCGAGCTGTCGGGTGACCGCCGCAATTTCTTCTCGCTGTCCGCGCAGGTCTACGGCAGCGGGAAATTCACCACGGGTTCAGCCTCCGTCAGTGAGAAGTCGGAGAACAGCCTCCACACGCGCGACTCGGTGTGCTGGCTCTCGACGGGCGCCTACGACGGATCCACGCCCACCCAGGGCAAGGGCGTCAACGACCTGGGGGGCACCCCATCGGACATCAGGGCGTCGATCGACAGCTTCCGGTGGGCGTACAACAACAACTCGGACCTCGACTTCCTCTACTCCTGGGGCTCCGGCATCACCATGGGCCGGGCCGAGCGGGATGAGCGGTCCCAGGAGATCTCGGCCACCCTGCTGTTGGAGGACGCCACCCACCTCAACTATCTCAACAACCAGACGCCCCTGGCCATGCAGATCAAGTGCCACAACTCGAGCCAGCAGATCGGGGCGGAAGGCTACTACTACGGCTTCATCCTGGTGTTTCCCAAGCTGATGTACAACGTCGGCCGTCCGCGGGGTGCGGCGGGAGGCCGGATGACGGTCGACATCACCACCAGCATTAAGCAGGACGCGACCCACGGGTCGGTGGAGGCCTGGGTCTACAACACCCAGGCGAGCTACCTGCAGTAGACCGATACATCCCACCGCTATTCGAAAGGCGCTACACCCATGGCTGAATCCACAACGCTGTCAGCAGCCATCATCGCCCGGGATGCCGAGGACCACATCGCCCGCACCGTCGAGTCCGTTGGAACGATCGCGGACGAGGTGGTCCTCGTCCTGGATTCGCGGACGGCGGACAGTACCGAGGCGTTCGCCAGGAAGGCTGCGGACCGGACCAACACAAGGCTGGTGCTGCAGAGCCGCGCGTGGACGCACGACTTCGCCGCGGCCCGCAACGCCTCCCTCGAGCTTTGTTCCGGAAAGTGGGTCCTGTTCCTCGATGCCGACGATGAGCTCGACACCGACGACGGGCAGCTCCTCCTGGACGAGCTCTGTGCCGATGACGCCGACCTGGTGTCGTGCCACATGTTCGTGGACATGACCTACCAGCCGACGTTCCACTACGACGAGCGGTTCGGAGACTTCTGCTCCCGGCACTGGCGCAATCGCGTGCTCCGCAGGTCGATCGGCGCGCAGTACGCCGGCCGCGTGCACGAGCAGCTGGAGTTCCCAACAGCAGACTGGACGCAGAAGCGCGTGCCGGTGCGGTTCTACCACCGTGGCCGGTATTCGGGGGCGAAGCGGGACTACTACCATGCGCTGCTGCAGCTGGACTACCAGGATGACCCTACAGCGCCGATCCCGGCGACCTACCTGGCCGAGAAGGCGGCCCACGACAAGGATGCGGCCAAAGCGGCACAATTGCTGGATCGCGTCAATCCCGACACCATCGACGCCGTGTCGATCGCTGGCCGCTACTGGGAGGTCAAGGGCAAGATCTGCCAGATGGCCTGGGCGATGACGATCGAGGCGAAGCGGCCCGACGTGCGCCTGGTGCACACCGGCCTCGACTACTACGAGCGCGCACTGGAGAAGGATCCGGATCGATACATCTGCTACGTGAACCGGACCATCCTGTGCGTGTTCGGTCTGGGTCCCCCGGGCATCGAGCGAGGAAAGAAGATCCTCCTGGAGTTGATCGACCGGGATCCCGACAACGTGCCGGCAGCCGAGATGCTGAAGCTCATCGAGCAGTCCGGTACCGACCACGGGGAGCTGACGGAGCGCCTGAAGGTCTATCTGTCCGGCAAGCAGGAAATGGAGCGGAAGGCCAAGCTGAAGGCCGACGGTTGGGCTCCCAGCGTCGAGGTGGCCAACGAGGAGCACCTGTCGGGCATCCTGGGCAACCGACCAGAGAGGGGGGGCGGTGTGCCCAGCAAAGAGTCCCGACAGCAGCGCCGGGCGCGCGAGCGGAAGGAGGGTCCCGCGCTCCCCAAGACGGGCAAGATCCTGAAGATCGGAGAGTACTGATCTTTTTCACTCGGTACAAGACGCTACACGGGAGGAGATACGATGACCACAGCAAAGCAGGACACGGAAGAGCAGGTCGACGAAACGGCAGCAGACGAGACCGAGGACCTCGAGGAGGAGGGCGACGAAGCCGGAGGCGCGGAGTCGACGGCGCCGTCAGCACAAAAGGCCTACGAGCTCGTCAAGATCAAGCGCCGGCCCGGGCCCACGGGCGTGTTCGACATCATCGTGGATGGCCTCGATGGGAAGCAGGAGTACCCGGGCATCCGGAGGAAGCACGTCTTCCAACGCGCGGATGCGATGGCCGGCCGAAAGGAGCCTCACTGCAAGGCTTCGTACAGGTTCTGGTCATGGCTCTTGTCACAGTTTCCCCAGGAGCCGCCGGAGATGCGGCCTCTCAAGGCGTTCGCCAAGAAGGTGGGCTTCAGTCTGCGTGACGACGGCAAGGCCGTAGAGACGCCGGAAAGGGCCTGGGAGCTGCTGTTCGGAGAGAGCGGCATCTCCTACGGCCGTGAGCCGGGCGGCCACGCTGCCAACGCTCCCGAGAAAGTCTGATCACCCGTTACTGACCGGTACACAAGGAGGCTACACGCTATGGGTTCTGTACAGATCTCGCTGACCGAAGAGATCCGCATCATCGCGGCAGTGGGCGGGCTGAAAGACGCCACCTTCACCTTCCCGCCGTTTGCCGAGCTGCAGGAGGACATCCGGTACCTGCTCGAGAACAAGGTCGAGGTGAAGGGCACCAAGGTCCACAACCGGACTGTGGATCTGCGGATCCGCTTCTTTGACCGCAAGGTCCAGGACGCCGAAAACATCCCCATCCGAGAGGGAGAGGAGCTCGTCGAGCTGGCCACCAGACCTGGATGGAAGCCGCAGATACCCGCGCCGACAAAGATGGCGGTGACACGCCCGTTCGATGAACTGGCGGATGTCTTCGTGCTCGAACCGGAAGCCCTCAACGACCCCGCCGTTGTGGAGGTCGACACCCTCTTCGGGGAGGTCCGGTTCTTCTTCCCCAGCCTCCAAGATGAAGGCTTCAGGGCGCGCCTGAAAGCCATGATGGAGAACCGCACGCGGCAAAGAGGCCGGCACGTCAAGGACGCCTCTCATCGAGAGAGGCTGAAGCTGTTCCGGGAGACATGCACTGGCGTCGAAGGTATCGACGAGCTGGATTCCGGCCGTGAGAACTGGCAGCGCGAGGTGCCTGAGAACTGGGCTGCTTCCTCGTGTGCTGCCTTCGAAGAGATCGAGATACTGGCGGAGGACGACCTGGGAAACTGACCCGGGACTGCGCCCGGTACAATCAGCTCCAGGATGAGCGGGCCGCGGGCGACATCCCCGAGTGCGCAACGTGCGAAAGCCCGCTGGCGGATCCGCTGCTCGACATCGAGACCCTGGATCCGGAGGACCTCGAGAAAGCGCAGGAAGACTGCGAGGCCTGTCACCTGAACAGCGAGGAGTACGAAGAACTCACGACGTACGGAGACCTGTTCCGGTGGTGCATCGATCAGATACGACGTCGCGAACTGGGACTGGAGATCGGCAGAGACCAGCTGTCGTGGCGGGAAGAGCAGGCGATCCTCCACGTCCACGGTCAGCTCGAGGACGGCAAGGCCAGGCGCATCGAGCAGATGCGAGAGAACGCCGGCACACGGGATGAGGACAGATAGATGGCAACAACCAGAGTTGTAGACATCGAAGCCCGGTACAAGGCGGACGCTGCCCATCGAGGGATGAAGGGCACAGAACGCCGAATCCTGGATCTGGCCAGGATCGTGGGACAGATGGCAAGCGTTTGGGCCGTCTGGGAGATTGCGAAGAAAGCCCAGGAACTGGCCCAGATGAACGCTCAACTGCGCATCACGACGCAGGTGTTCAACAGACTGGCCGCCAAGGCGGGCGTGGACGTCGTTCGGCAGATGGACGTCCTCCGAAGGGCCACACTGGGGACCATATCCGATCTTGAGCTGATGCAGCGCGTTGGCGCTGCGGTCGATGCAGGCCTGACGTTCGACCAGGCCACGATCGCGCTGCAGTTCCTCCGAAGGTACAGTCTTGCTTTCGGTAAGGACTTCAACCAGCTGGTCCAGACCATCTTCACCGGCCTGCAGCGAGGATCGGTACTCTTCCTGGACGATGCCGGCATCATCCTGTCAGCCCAGGATGCGATGTTCAAGGGCATGGGCGACCTCGAGAAGAAAACCGCCCTGGTCAACAGAGCCATCGGGCTGATGGCCGAGAAGATGGAGACGCTCCCAGCTCCGACACAGAATGCCGTCGTTCAATCCGCACAGCTGGCGGCGCAGTTCGACAAGCTTCTACGCGGCGTCGGAGCTTTGACTTCGGGACCTGTAGATGCGGTGATGGAGCTCCTGGCCGGGATTACCAAAGGCCTGGCCAATGCCGCCGAGGGTGCCAAGAGATCGATCGAGATGGCACTCGAAGCGCGGAAGAAGATGGACGAGGCGGATCAGGCTCGAGGGAAGCCGATGCTGTCGGGGTTCGTATCGGAATACGAGGCGGAGCGGCTTCGTGCGGTGGCCAACGATGAGGAGAAGTGGTTGAAGACCACCCAAGAGCTGGCCCTGGCCCGGCGTCATCACACGCAGGAGTCAGAGCAGTACACCACGGTGATCGAGAAGGGCAGGCTGACCCTTCGGGATGTGACGAAGGAGCTCGTCCAGCAGATCCTCAAGACGAAGGAGCTCACGGGCCTGGTCGGTAGCCTAGGATCCACGTCCCTTACAGCCTTCGATGCGATGGATACCGGCTCACGGAGATTTCATGAGATCCTCCGAGAGACCGTGAATATGCGGTCCTTTGCGAATCCCGAGGGACGGGACTCAACGCTGGGATTCTACCGAGCACTCTCCGCTGAGCTACAGGTTGCCAGGAATGAGGCGCAGAAGGCCACCGAGATGCTCCAGAAACTGCATACGCCAACGACGGGAGGATTCACCCTGGACGTACCCTCGCTGGTCGATGTCGATCTGGATGCCCTTGAGGAGCAGCTGCGGCTGGCCGGCGAGAAATGGCTCGAGCACCAGGCCCGACTCGAGGTGGACCTGGCCAAAGCTGTCGGCGATCGCCAGAAGATCCGGGAAGCCGAAGATCTGAGCTTCAAGATCTCCCTGACGAATAAGGCTCGTGAGACCGGTCGGACGGAAGAGGAGATTACCGAGCTGGTCAGGGCCGCCATGGAGCATCGGAAGCGCATGCTTGACCAGCCGGACGTCCGCCGGATCCTCCTTCTGTTCGACGCCGACGTCAGCCAGGTGAAGGACCAGTCAGATCTCGCAGCCTATTCGATGGGCCTGCTGACGGAGCGCCTGGCCGGTCTCTCTGCCGAATCGCGAATGGCCATCGACGCGGTCCAGTCGGTCTCGATCGGCATCAAGCTGCTGGGAGACACCAAGACTCGGAATCAGGGCATCGCCGGCATTATGGGCGGCGTGGTGAGTGCGATCGGGATGGGGATCTCGATCTATCAGACGATGCAGGCAGAGGCAGATGCCTTGCGGGTGAAGATGCGCGATCTCGAGGAGGCGATCCGCGACACGGCCGACGCCTCAGGCACGTACGCGCGATCGCTGCAGGAGGAATCCCTCGATGAGCAGCGGCGCCTGTTCCGAGCCAAGTGGGAGGAGATCATCCAGAAGGATCTGATCGGGCCTCTCGGGAATGCGTTCGACGTCGACTTCGCGCAGCACGTGAATCTGGATCAGTTCACAGTCGACCTGCAGGGATTCCGGGACACGCTCTGGGAGCTGTCTTCGAGCAACCGCCTGGTGGCCAGCGTGAGAATGGAGTTCGAGCTACTGGCCGAGCAACTGGAAGCGATCGAACGTGCGGCCTCCGGAGGCGTGTTCTCTTTCTCGCAGGCGATGGATGAATACAGCCACGTGGTCCGGCTGGAAGGTCTGCAGGATGCCGCGAGGAGATTCGAGCTCCTGCGGGAATCCATGGGCGGCATCGGAATCCTGATTGACGAAGCCGGGACAATCGCGTCGGATCTGTCAGGCATCCCGACGCGCGAGCAGTGGCGCCTGCAGGAGCTGATCGCCGACCTGCAGCGCGATATTGCGGAGGCGGAGATCAAGGCCCGGGAGGAGACGGCTGCGAAGCTCATCGATGCCATCCATGACCAGGCGGCCGAGGTGCAGCGTGCCCTGGATGATGCGTGGGAGGCCCAGCGCCAGGCGACGCTGCGCTACGTGCGCCTGCAGTTCGACATCCAGGAGTCGGCGCTCAGGCAGAGCTTCGCCGGCCGGTTGACAGGCGCCCGGACAGATCCCCTGGAGATGGCGCGCGTGATGTCTGAGCTCCAGCGGGAGATCGAATACCTGCGCATCGCGGAGGCGGCTGCCGGCGAGGCCGAACTGGGGAAGCTGAGAGAGCAGTTCGAGGCAGCCCGGAAGGCCAACGAACAGGCGACGCTGGACCAGATCGCGGCCGTGGAGCGGGCGACGCAGGATCTCGGCACAACCTTCGAAACGGCGCTGGCGCGTGAGCTGACCCAGCTGTCGACGGACTTCGGCACACAGCTGGAAGTGCTGGCCAGCGTGGTCGGTGATGAGCTGGGGACCGTCAACACGGACAACGTCGTGGGTGCCCTGGGTCTGCTGCGTGAGGATATGCTGACGGCCCTGGCTACGGTCGCGGGCATGCTGCACGGCGGCGGCTTCGGAACCAGCACGACCCAGGTGGTCCAGATGTCGAAGATCGCCGCGGACCTCACGCCTGTGGTGAGCGCCATCGATCGGCAGACGATCGAGCTGCAGGTCGAGTTGAAGCGCATCGGCGACCTGACGGAGGTGATGCTCAAACACCGCATCCTTACCGAGGGATTCACCGGCGCATTCAAGTTCGCCAACCTCGTGGCCCTGGGACAGATCGTAGGACAGGCCGGGGCGGCCCGACTGCCGAGTTTCGACGTGGACGTGCCCACCCGGGTCCCGGGTCCGGTCGGCCGGCCCATGCAGGCCATCATCCACGGGGGCGAGACAATCTCGCCGGCCGGCGCCGGTCCGCAGGTCGTGGTCAACGTCACCGTCCAGGGCGGATCCGCACAGTCGAAGACCGAGATCAAGCGGATGTATCAGGAAACCCTGGAGCCCTTGATCGAGGACAGCTGGCACGACGGCCGGCTGTCGAGGTTGAGGCGATGAGCATCACGCTGGCCAAAGACGCAGTGACCGCAACCCTCCCGGACCCGCTGTCTCCTTACGGATCCGAGGCGGAGCCGCGCCAGGTCACGCGTATCTCCGGAGGCGGTGTCCCACGTGTCTCCGAGACGGGCGATCCGGATCTTGTATTCAGGCTGCGGTTCAAGAGTGTGACCAACAGTCAGGCTTCCGACCTCGTCGACTTCATCGAGGACACCATCGACTACGCAGCGAACACCTTTACCTTCACGGACACGTTTTCGACGGCCTTCAGCAACATGCGCTACGTCTCCGGCCGATCGACCTGGAAGCGGGGCCGCGGGGGCAAGTGGGCCGGCGAGCTCGTCATCCGCCAGGACCTGGGAGTTTAGTACTGAGATGGCCAAGGACCTGTCCGGTACCAACATCGCGGCCGAGAAGGAAGCCCTGTTCAACAAGCCTGTCTTCCTGATCGAGATCGTGCGCGATCATCCGGAGACGGGGGAGTCGATCCTCTACTACGGGACCTGGACGAAATCCTACGCCCTGGGTGGCAACACCTACCTGGACACGATCGCGCAGGACGGCCTCGGAGATCTGAGACAAAACATCGCGGCCGGCGGCGGCATCGCCTACGTGGATGACTGGACGTTCGTCCTGGACAACCCCGACGGCGCCGATCGCCTGTCTCACATGCTGGATGACTACTTCATCGAGAACGACGAGATCCGCTACAAGCTCGTCTTCCGGGATGGTTCCGAGACAGCGTCGGACATCCTCACGCTCTACTTTGGCAAGGTCATAGACTTCGGCCACACAACGGAGGCCTTCGAGATCTTCAGCAAGGATGCCACACGCGCTACGCTGAAGGACGTGCCCCAGGAAGTCACCGACCTGGTCGAGTTCCCCAACATCCCGCTGGACAACATCAACAAGCCGTTGCCTGCGGCGTTCGGCGACCTGAACGTCGAGCCCTTCAACACATCCGGTGCACGGCCGCGGCTGGCCACCTGCATCTGCGTCGACGTGGTGGACCTGAAATACACCTCGGGCCGGTTCAATAAGACGTACGGGCAGCCCTACGTCTTCTACCGCACGGCCCGCTTCTGGGGGAAGATCGTCGACTACACCCAGAGCGGCGCCTTCTTCACGATCGACTCGAGCTCGCGCTTCACGAAGATCAAGCCCATCCGCGCCCTGGGCACCAACGACGTCGCAGACTGGCGGAACGTGGTTGACGGCAGCACGTCCACGGGTGCGGATATCGAGAACGGGGACAACCTGGACGTCCAGTTCCGGGGATCCCCGAAGCTGGGCACCATCTCGGACATCAAGGTCGAGATCGTGGCCACGGGCGGGTTCGACTATATCATCGTGAAGGCCGGCGAGGCGAACATTGCCGGATCCGGCGTCGGCGACACCTCGATCGACCTGGACGGCGCCGGCTGGGACTTTTCGACGAACTGGGACTTCGAGCAGATCCAGGTGTTCATCGACGGCACGGGCAGCGCCACGATCAACCTGATCACGCTGGATGTCACCTTCCTCGAGCAGGAGACCGGCGACCAGCTGGCCTTCCCGGTGTTCCAGTCCGCCGTCGGCTACGAGGACCAGGCGGCGCAGTATGCCGATGGAGGCGTCATCAACGGCGCCGGCACAGCCCTCGAGATCCCGATCGACGTGCTGCTGGCGCTGCAGCGGGACAAGCGCTTGGGGATGCGCATGGCCGTGGCCAGCATCGAGACGTCGACCATCGCGGCTGAGCGCGCGAAGATCTCCGATTGGGAATGGGCGTTCTCGCTGAGTGATACTCTGGACTTCGATGCGCTGGATGAGATCGTGGGCCAGGGCAAGCTGCGCCTGTTCCAGACCTATGACGGGAAGTGGAAGTTCTCGGTGTTCGACAAAACGGCGGCGCCGGCGGCCCACTTCTCCCATGGCTGGAACATCAACGTCCGGAACCCCGAGGCGCCGGCGGGCCAGCAACGGTCCTCGCTGCGCGTGTTCCAGAGCCCTATGCCGGAGATCTTCAACGAGTTCGTGCTCCACTACGGCTGGGATGAGGCGCTGGGCGAATACACCGAAATCGAGATCGCCTCGCCACACTACCTGGTCACGGGCACGTGCACGCTGGATCTGGCTGCCGGCACGCTCACGGACGGATCCGCAACCTTCCAGACCGACGGCGTTCAGGTCGGCTACAAGGTGTTCGTGGCGCGCGACCAACTCTACCAGGTCGACGCTGTGAATTCGGAGACAGAGCTCGACGTCTCGACCGTCGAAGCCGGCGGCGAGATCTCGGACGGCCACTCGGATACCTACTACATCGGTCCCAACTTCGACTTCCAGTGCTTCCGGTCCGTGCAGAAGTACAAGCTCACCAACCGGAAGACGATTCACTCGAAGGTCGTGCAGGATGGCGACACGGCCGAGGCGATGATCGAGCACGAGGTGGAGTACTGGAGCGAGCGGCGAACGATGGTGGAGTTTCGCACGAGCCTGAACGCCGTGGACCTTGAGCTGACGGACCTGATCCTGGTCGACCATCCGGACCTGACGCCGAAGAAACGGCCCATCCTGCTGGGCACGTTGTCCGCCGGCATCAATGATAGCGCAACGGCCCTGCCGATGACGGGAACCGGTGCGCTGCTGGCCAGGGAGGACGATGTCCTGATCATCCAGTCGGTGAACACTTCGGGCAAGTACTACCGCGAGGTCGTGGTGGTCACCGGCATCGATGAGGTCAACGGCGAGATCGATGTCACCCGGGCCCAGGGCGGCACGCCGGGCCGATCGTGGGACGCCGGCGACCAGGTCTATCGAACCATCAGCAAATTTGAGGTGGTGGAGAACAAGCTGTTGGGCAACGAGCGGGAGATCCAGATCACGGGCCGCGAGACCCCGCGGGACTACACGCCCATCGGCCACGTGGCGCCGGACGGCACACCGGACTATACGAGCGCTTCGGCCGAAGAACGGGCCCGCTACGGCTGGTGTTGCTATCCGAATGGCGAAGTGGTCTGGCTGGATCCGGACAGTGCTGAATCCTACGCGGGGAACTGAACAATGCCGGATGAGAATCCCTATAGCTTTGGGGCCTACGGCGAACGCTGGACCGTCGACCAGGCGACCACGATCAGCCGTCTGAACAAGGCGCGGATCAAGGTCGACCACGTGAAGTACACCCTCGACGAGCTGGGTTTGGCCATCGACTCCCATCCTTTCGGCGACGAGTCGGACGGCGCCGTGGCCAACATCACGGATGCCGACGTGATGGCCACCACGATCGCGCAGTCGGGCACGGTTTCCCTGACGTCCAACAGGATACTTCGGGCCGGCTCGACGGTTACGCTGACGCAAACGATTACCGTCAACAAGCAGGATGGCCAGGTGCGCGACTCGTTCCCGACAACGCACGGGGGCCCAGGGATAGGCCTGGGCGACATTCTGGTGGCGCTGGCGACCAAGGGCATCCCGGTGCCCATTCGGCCAGGGGCCGGAGGGTCATCGCTCTGCGGTGGTATCCTCCAGATACTGGCCGAAGGAAACGTCTCGATCGGCGCAGCCATCAACGCGCTTGGGACGAATGCCTCTGGCGACGGCGGCGGGGGAGGTGGCCTGGTCATCGTCGTGTCGGCCGGCACTATATCGGGAGCTGGCGCCATCGACGTGTCGGCTGGTGCAGGCCACGCGACGGCTGGTGCGAAAGGCGGGGCCGGTAGCTACTCGGAGGAACCCGGTGGACACGCTGGTATTGGTGGGTCTGGTGGTGGAGGTGGTGGTAGTAACGGCGGATCATCGCAGAACGGCGTCGGCGGAACTGGATTGATATCTGGCAAGAATGGAGGAGATGGTGCCAACGTTCACAATGGCGCTGGCGGCGGTGCTGGCGGCTCCCTGGATACTGTTGGCGGGAATTCGGTAGGCACAGTGCACGGGGGTGCAGGTGGGGCGGGAGACGCGATCCTGGCCAATTACGATACAGTCCTGACGATCCTGGATCTCAATAGCGTCAGGGCTACAGCGGCAACGTCTGCATCAGGTGGGTCGCCGGGTGGCGGTGGCAATGGTGGGGTAGGGGGGACCAATGGCGGCGGGGGTGGCGGAGGTGGGGGCCTCGCAGGGGGCGCCGGCGGTGCTGGCGGTGCCGCAACGGCTGCCAATTGCGTTGGATCTGGTGGCGGAGGCGGAGGAGCCGGCGTCGGCGGAACCGGCGGCGATGGTGGCGACGGGTCTGATGGATCGCCAAGTCTATATGCACTATCGTCGAAGTCTGTCTATGCAGGTCTCCCCGGCGGACAGGGTGGGGGTGGGGGGGGTGCGGCAGGCCAGGGCGGCTCTCCGACTGATGGGGTAGGCGGCAGCGGGGCTTCCGGAGTTTCAGCCTTTGTAGCAAGCATGGGGAATGGCGCTGGTGGCGCTGGGGCCAATGGCTCCAACGCTGCAGCAAGCTATGTCGGCGGTGATGGCGGCGCTGGTGGAAACGGCGGCGGCGCGGCCGGCCTCGTGATCTTGATCGCGCCGACGATTACCTACTCGGGCACGGCGACCGGCCGCCTGGTCAAGATCGACGGCGCCGACGCCTGGCGCTTCATCCACGCGCTCACGAACAACCCGTAAGGAGTTTCCCGATGCCAACCTACGATGAAGACGTGGCCAAGCTGGCCGAGCTGAAGGCGGAAATCGCCGTCATCGAACAGCGCCTGGCCGAAGACCCCCAGCGGGACGCCACGCTGCAGGCCGCCTCAGCTCTGATCCAGGTCGATTCCGTGATGAACGATCTGCTTAGCGCTGTCGCAGCGAAGTCAGAGGTCCATCCGGAGTGGGTCAACATCGACTTCCCGCTGGACACCGCAACAGGCACGAAGGCGATGGCCAGCCGCTTCGCAATCAGGGAATTCATCGCGCTGGGGGGCGAGCCGGGATTCAAGCTAGGGCAGGACGGCAGTCGGGAAGCGATGCCCGGTCGTGTCTACTTCCCAGCGTCGATGCTGGCGGATGCCATCGAACGCCTGTCGCAGCTCCAGGAGATCCCGAAGCCATAAGGAGGCATCTATGTTAGGTGCAATCGCAGGGAGAGCGCTGGACATCGTCTGGCGTCGCAGCAAGAAGCGGAAGACGCTGACCATCCTGGCCGGCATCGTGGCCACGGTGCTGATTGGCTGGGGTGTCAGCCCGGAGCTGGCTCAGCAGATCGGCGAGCTCGTGGCGGAGATCTTGGCGGAATAGCCAGAGGGTCCCATGTCGAACGGCGATGAAGACAATCCGATCTCGAGGCGTGAGGGGAATCTGATCTGGGAGAAGATGAAGGACCTGGATGGGTCTGTGGAGACCTTGCGCAAGGAGACGCGCGAGAACTTCCAGATCGTCTTCGGGAAGCTGGACGGTATCCAGCCGCCGTGTGAGGCACACGCTCTGAGGATGGATGCGATTGAGGGACGGGTGGATCGACTCAACGGGCAATTCAGGAATGAGCGGTCCGAACGACAGAGTCTCTGGTCTCGAGCGCTGAAGAACGCCCAGCTGTTTCTGTCTGTAGCCGCCATCCTCATCGCCGGCGCCGTGGCTCTAGCGAAGGTGTTCTGATGCTCCGACCCGTTCGATACTGGAACGTCTACCCGAACTTCACTCCAGAAGAGTTCCGCTGCAGGTGTGGGTGCGGAACCTGCCTGGTCGACCGGGAGTTCCTCAACAGGGTCCAGCAGATGCGGACCGTCCTCGGCCGGCCGATGCCGATCGTGTCCGGCTGCCGGTGCCCGTCCTGGAACGAGCACGAGGGAGGGTTGCCCAACAGTGCACACCTCACGATCGAGGGTGGCCACCTCTGCCGAGCCGGCGACATCGGCGCACGGACGTCGAGATCCCGGTACCGGATCCTGAAGCTGGCGCTCGAGTACTTCCCGCGTATCGGACTGCACCGCCACTTCATCCACGTGGATGATGATCCGGGGTTGCCGGCAGGGGTGTTCTGGCTCTACTGAGGCTGTGCCGCTTTTGTGTCCGGTATGCCACCAGATGGTAGGGAATACTGCGGAACGCTGAGTGACTGCGGCGGGACCTAAGCTCCAGACCTGGAAGAAGGTTACAGCAAAAACAGCAACTTAGGCATTCCTCTTGGTGGCCTTGAGGGCGCTGTGGGCTCTTGCCCGTCCGAGTTCGAGTCTCGGCTTCGGCACCAAAAAAAACAAGGGCTTGCGATGAAAATCGCAGGCCCTTTGTCGTGGCTGAGATGCGCCCTGTGTCGTTTTTGTGTCGCCCCTGCCACATCGTCACCCGCTCTGGGCCTCTGCAGACTGATCCTCGCCCTTGTCCCACTTGAGCCGGTTCACGGCCGCCTTCACTCGCCCGGGTGCCAGGTGGGCATAGCGCATCGTGGTCTTGATGTCCCGGTGGCCGGCCGCCTCCTGTACGACCCGCAGGTCCTCTCCGGTCAGAATCAGGTTCGACACGAACGTGTGCTTCAGATCGTGGAATCGCATGTGCGGGAGGCCGGCCTTCGTGAGGGCCGTGCCGAAGCTCTTGCGGATGTCGTGCCACCGCGTGCCGTCGGCCTTGTGAAAAACGTAGGGCGATGAGATGTGCCGCGGGTGCTGCTGCAGCGTGTCGTAGACCCAGTCGTTCATCTCACAAGTCTGGATCCGGCCGCCCTTGGTCACGATTCGGATCTGGCGCTGATCGAAGCGGACGTTCTCCCACTTGAGGGTGAAGAGGGCGTTCTTCCTCAGACCGGTGTTGATGGCCACGACGATGAAGCTTCTCAGCTGGCCCTCGGCGACTTCCATCAACCGGCCGGCTTGTCCCGGCGTGAGGAACCGGCGCTCCCTCTCGACGGTCTTGATCTTCGGAACCATCGGTACGCCGCGGAGGTAACCCCACTCCTCGCCTTGCTTGAGCATCGCGCGCAGCAGGTCGACCTCGCGGTTCACGGTCGACGGGGCGACGAACGGTTCAGGCGTCCCGGGCTTCCGCTTCAGCTTCGTCTTCAGGCGCATCGAGCGAAACTCGAGAATAGCTTCCTTCGAGATCTTCCGGATCGGTGTTTTGTCGAAATAGGGGATCAGGTGCTTCTTGGCGATGACGTGGTCGCGCTCCTGGCTCGTCTCGGCTTTGGTGGGCGTCACCAGCTCCAGGTAGCGCTTGGCGAAGGAATCGAACGAGATGTCTGTCAGGGATTCGGCGATGAACTCGCCGCGGACCCTGTCGCCCTGGTGCTTGACCAGGGCCTCCTCGGCCAGCTTCTGTGACGTGGTGTGCAGAGATCTGCGGATCCGCCGGCCGGCCACGACGCCGTAGTCGATCCACCAGGTCTTGCCGCGTTTGAAGATGCAGGCCATAGGGAGGGAAGGTGTGGCGGAGTTACTGCTCTCGGATCATCTGAACCAGGTGGCGTATCGCAGCATTCGTCTGGGTCTGTGTCCTGCGGATCTCTGCCCGGAGTGATTCGTGGCCCGCTTCCAAAGAGGAGACATGCTCATTGAGCCTTCGAATCCGGTCACCGTGTCGTGCGACGACGGCAGCAACGTCGGCCAGATTCATACCTTGATGCCCCTTTCCCTGCAAAGGGTCTCCAACTCAGCCACGAGCCCATCGAGCTCGTCGTTGTTGCGACGGATCTCCTCCAGGTCCTTGTCGGCGCGGATGAGCCACTCTTCGTGGCGCTTCATCGACGCTTCAAAATCCTTCTCGCCCTGAGTCAACTCTTCCATCAGCAGATCTTCCACTGTCTTCTCCTTCGGCTCCACCCTGGCCACGAATTCCTCGACTTTCGCGCGGAACGACTTGCCCTTGGGAAAGCCCTGGGTCTGATCGTCTTGGGGTTTCTTTTCTTCCTGCACAGCGCCCTCCTCCAAATATACGCAATCGTCAGCTGGCGGAGTTGCCGACCTGGTCCGAATCCCGGCCGGGTTGTTCTGTGGCCTTCCTCTCCATCCCCTTCGCGATCGCGGCCTTCACCTCGATGCCTTCCTGCAGCTCGACGTAGTCCTTCCGCGCTTCCTTGTCCCCGTCCGAATATTTGTACCCTAAGCGCAGCAGCTCGTCGAGATCTCGGGCGAGTTGCTGGCGGAGGGCTTCGGGGGAGGCTGATGTCTTCCTGCCGTTTCTGTTTCTCTCAGCCATCACTCGATCCTCTTGGCTAGTCAGATCACAGATCTATAGTCTTCACGAAGAAGCAGACCACTGACTGCGTTCCCAGGAGAGTTTGCAGCCTGATCTCACGGTTGTCTGCGTGCAGTGTCGCCGAGAACTCACCCCTGGTGGACCTGAGATTCAGCAGCATGCCAGATGCCTCGAAGTTGCCTTCGGATCCCCAGGTGCCTCCATTGAGCCCGCTATATCCGACTAACAGCCGGAACGTGCCGTCTTTCTTGAGGCTTATGTAGCCGTTGGCATCGGCGCCAGGAGACCCATCTCCTTGCGTTCGTACATCCGTCCTGCCATAACCAAGATCTATGTGGACTTCCTGCAGATCGTAGAAGCCTGCCAGTGACTTTGACGAGAGTGGGTCATCGCCACCACAGCCGACAAGCGAGTTGATGGCGATCAGCAGTCCCCCGACAATCTGCCTCATAGTCTGCCTCCCGTCTGCAGATGCTAACGAAACGTTACGCTCTGCGCCCGAGACGTTCACAAATAGTGACACCCGGCCTGCGAAAAAGCCCGACACCACGGTCGGGCACGATTCTTGCAATTCCTGGACCACCGCGCCGCATCACTGGTCGCCAGAGGTGTCCCGTGCCTTCTCCCCGTCTTCATCCTTCCCACGATCGCTACGCTCCCGTCCGGCAGCTAATCGCTGCACTGCGGCGAGAAGGGATTCAAGATCCACGAGAGATTCGGGAGGCAATCCATCTACTAGCTTCGCTAATCCCAGAAGCTCCTCCCAGAACGCTGGATAGTTCTTGCTACGAGTAATGATCCGCTCTGCGTCCTCGCCTGTGATGGTTATCCCTTCGATTTTGACCTCGTACTCCGGCCTCTGTCCGTAGATCTCCGAAATTGGCACCCCGAACAGCTCCGCTAGACTTGCGATTTCCTCACCTGAGACCTTCCGATCCCCTGTCTCGATTCGACTTGCAGTTGCCTCAGAAACTCGTAGATGTTTAGCAACATCCTTGAGCGTCATCCCTCTTGCGCGACGCAATTCCCTGATTTTTGAGCGGATAGGCATTGTGTAATCCAATATACTCCCGCCAGTAACTGCTTCCAAGCAACTTTCAGGTTCCGCAAGATTTCTGTTGACAGCCGTTTGGGTATGGCCTATATTTTCTTGCAGAAACCGCAAGAACGGAGGCTCATGTGACCCTCAGAGACTACCTGGATGCGCACGACCTGAAGCTCCACGAGTTTGCGGAGGCCTCCGGTTTGTCCGTGTCGTACCTCTCGCGCCTGGTCAATCGCAGGCTGAGGCCGTCGATGGAAGCCGCGATCCGGATCCACCGGGCCACAGGTGGCGAAGTGACGTTCGAGGACCTTGTCGGCGACGAGCTGGCCGAGGAGGTGATCTGACATGATCTCTACCCACAGGCTGCCGGAGTCGTCCCGTGTTCCGCCGTTCCTGCTGAAGGCGA